CCATTGCTCTTTCCTCCTTTAGTTTGCGGCCGTCACATTGGTGACGTCCGTGCCGGAGAAGCTCGAGGTGCTCATCACGCGCAGCAGGCGCTCGGGGTAGAGGATGGTCGCGCCGTTGGTCTCGAACTTATAACCGATGGTGCTGAACTGGTTGAGGGGGCCGCCGATCTCGCCCTTGTCATGGATGATCATTTCGAGCGCGCCGCCCTCGGGGTCGATGATGCCGAAGGAGTCCTTGCCGAAGAAATAGGTGGCGTAGACGGCGATGGTGTCGTTTGCGCCCTTGATGACGGGTGCGAAGACGTTCTCGATGAAGCGCACGCCGTGCAGTTCGCCGATCTCGCCGTTGAAGATCTGCTCGGGAGAAGCGTACTTGTGGGCCTCGATCCAGCCGGCGTCGGCGCGCAGGTCGTGGGCCACCGAGGGATGGATGACCGCGTAGTACTTGCCGCCGATGCGGGGCACGCGGTTCTTCTTCATCACGGTGACGGCCTTGTTCACCATCTCGGCCGTCAGGTGGCAGTGATAGGTGGCGTCCTCGGCAAGACCGCTCTGCTGGGTGGGCGTTGCCGCGACGCTGCCGTCGGCGCGCTTGATCTTGTCGCAGTAGAGGACGTTGGTGTTGGTGTACAGGGCGTCGCGGATCAGGGCCTCCTGGGTCTCGGCGGCGGAGGCGCCCATCTCCTCGGTCGCGCCGAGGATCACGTCGTCATAGGCGCGCAGCTCCAGCTTGTCGGTGATGGCGGTATAGGTGCCGTACTGGTCGACGCTGCCGGTCACGGCGGTGACGCCGAACTTCTGACCCGTGGGGATCACGCCCTCGGTGAGCTTGGCCGCCTTGTCGAAGGTGTTCCACTTGCGCCACTCCACGACGCCGTGGTGATTGGCGGGCAGGGGCTGGCGCTTGGCAAACTGGGCATAGAAAAGCTCGGTTCTGGCGTTTTCCAGCAGCTCCGTGTCATAGAAGGCCTTGAGTTCTGCCGTGAGGCTGTGGGCATTGTCAAAGGCGGTGGCGGCGCCGGTGTCGGCGTTGACGAAATTGCCGGTGGCATTGACCAGCGTACCGGCGTCCGCAAAATGCTGAAGATCAAAAGTCATGTTGTCCATCATGTTGTCTGTATAATCTCCTTTCAAATTTGGCTCCCTCCCTGAGGGAGCTGTCAGCCGTCAGGCTGACTGAGGGAGTCTCCTTTCAAATTCCGTGCGGTGTGCATGCCATGGAGTCCGCGCAGCGACTCCATAACTTCACTTTTCACTTTCTCTCTCACTCTCCCGGGCCGATTTTCCGTCCCTGGGCCTTGGCCTCGAGGATGCGCTTTTTCAGGGCCTCGCGCTCGGCGCGGCTCATCTGCGTGGGGTTGGGGTAAAAGCGCGCGCCCGCGGTCGTCTCGCGCAGCTCTCTGGGTCTTGCCCCTCCGCTCAGGAGGCTGCGGCTCACCGCCTCGAGACTGCGCCGCGCCGTCTCCCGCTCCCGCTCGGCGCGGTGCCGGGCGTAGTAGGCGTCGGCAAGGCTCACGCCGCTGTGGGGCGCCGTCAGGCGCAGAAACGTCGGATCCTCCAGCTCCTGCAACAGATCGAAGTCCGGCACGCTCTCCTGCAGTCTCTCCGCCTCGGCGGCGAGGGCGCGCAGATGCTCGGCGATCTGCTCCCCGCTGGGGCGGCGGAGCATCGCGCTCTCGCGCAGCATCACCGCAAGGTCTGCCGCGTCGCTCTCCTCCGTGAGGCCGTAGCCCTCCTCCAGCGCCTCGAGCACCGGGGCGAGTCTTTGAAGCTTCTCCTCGGCCTGGGCCCTGTTTTTGAGCCGCGCCTTCACGATGCCCTGCACCGCCGCGTCATAGCGGCTTTTGTACTCCGGATCCATGAGGATCTCCTCCCAGCTCAGCCGCGCCTTCTCCTGCTCCTGTCCGGCGTCGACAGGCGCCGTCTCCTCCGAAACGGCGTTTTCCGCGCCCGTGACCGGCTCTTCCTCCGGTCTCTTTTCCTTGTTCATTGTTTGTCTCCTTTCTTTGAATGCGTACACATTTCGCATCTCGATTGTGAAACATCGTTTCGCAATCGAATTTTATCCCCTCTGCAGCGGGGAACCGGTGCTTCCACCGGGAAAGGGTGAATTACAGCCTGCGGCGCTTGTCGGTATTGCCTGCGCCGGTTTTGTTGGCGGCAAGCTTGGCCTGCTCCTTTATTCCGGCAGTGCTGCCTGCGCTGCTGCCGCCGCTGTAGGCGTAGCCTCCGCCGTCCCCGCCGCCGCTGAGGGGCCACGCGCCCGAGAGCATCAGGGCGATGGGGTTGGACTGCAGGTAGTTATTGCGCAGGGCCTCGGCCTGGGCGCGGTTCATCCCCGCGGCGCTGAGCTCCGCGTCGCTCGGCTGATAGCCGCTCTGGGAGATGAGGCTTGTGAGCTTCTGCCAGCTCTTCTCGCCGCGCTCGTACTGCTGCTGCTCAAGCGACGAGGCCAGCTTGAAGCGCTCGCTCTTCCTGCCGTACTCGCTGTCGGCAAGGCCCTTGGCCATCGAGAACTGCCCCTGCAGATCCGCGCCCTCGTCGCGGTAGCGCTCATAGGCCGCCTCGTAAAGCTCCGGCATCATCTGGCCGAGCTTCTGCAGGTACAGCCCGTACTGCTGCTGGCCCACGCTCTGGGCATAGCTTGAGCCGTAGCCGCCCGTGAGGGCCGCGGCCTGACCCACGGTATCGCGCATGGCGCGCCCGCCCTCGCTGACCGCCTGATCGCGGTAGCTCTGATACAGGGGATCGGCCAGCGGGTCATAGCGAAAGGCCGGCCGGTTCACGATCTGCTCGTAGAGCCGCCTGATCTCCCCGTCGTAGCTGGTGCTGAAATCCGGCAGGGCGCTCTCCGCCTGCCGCAGCGCCTCCATGGTGTCGCTGTAGTCCGTTCTTGCTTTTTCATCCGGGATCATTGCTCGTCCTCCTCTTCCATGTCCTCGCCGGTGAGCCGGAAGGACACGTTCTCCGCCCTGTTTTCCGCGAGCAGCGCAAGTCCCGCGGCCACCGTGTCGAAGCTCTCGCGGCAGAGGGCTTCGCAGTCCTCCTCGGGCCGGCAGGCGATCATGAAGCGCCCCGGCCCCCGCTGCACGGCGGGCATGGTCATCTCCGCGCGCTCCTGCATGCGCCGCTCAAGGGTCATCATCAGCATGCTGAGCGCCGCGCACACCGGATCCGCGCCCTTCTCGCCCGCCCCGGCGTGACCCTCCATCTCCAGGCGCAGGCCCGCCCTGTCGTACAAAACGCGCGTCATCGTGCGCCTCCCGGCTGGGACGCGCCCGCCGCCCTTGCCCTGGCCCGCTCCATGTGCGCGCCCTCGCCGCCGCTTCTTTTCTGCGCCGCGGCCTTCGGGGCGGCCTTTTTCGCCGCGGCTCTGCCCGTGATGCCCGCCATCAGCGCCGCCGCCCGCTCCGGCTCGTATTTCTGCGTCATGGCCAGGGCGTACTGCTGGTACAGCGCCAGCTCCTTCTGGATATTGCCGTTATAGAAAAGCTGCTGCATCAGCTCGTCCTTGCCCTCAAACTCCATCATGCTCATGCAGGCGAGGGCCTGGTCGCTGCGCTCGGCGGAGAAGAAGCCGAGCTGGTAAAACTGCAATGCCAGCTCGTTCTGGCTCATGCGGGTGTAGGCGCTGTTTTTCTGCGGGATGACCCGGATGTCGAAGACCGGGCGGCGAAGCCCCAGCTCCATGCCCTCCGGGCCGTAGAGCGCCTGGGGGCGCAGGCCGCGGTTATCGTAGCTCACGAAGCGCTCAAGCCCCAGCCCGCCCGTGATGCGAAACTGGCGCGGCAGATCGTAAAACTGGCGTATAAGCTCGATGCAGAGCTCTATCATCTCGGCGTAGGCGCGGTAGCTTGCGCGGGTGGCGTCGCGGCTGCCCTTGCCGCTGGCCTCCTGCAGGGCGGCGATCGCGGAGGCGGCGGTGACGCCGGCGTTGGCAAGCCCGGCCGAGGTCTCCGTATTGCCGGAGGTCTCCCGCAGTTCGTTGATGACGCTTGCGCGCATCTCGAGATAGTTGCCGCTGAGAGGGCGGTAGTCCACGATGCGCAGGCTCTCCTCCCCGAGATTGCCGGAGACGTGCACGATGGGATTTGCGAGGTTCAAAAACTCCTCCTCGTTCACCGCGCCGTCCGCGCGCTGGAAGTAGCGGGGCACCGCGCCCACCATGGTGTTTTTGAGAAAGGCGGTCTGCAGCATGTCGATCTGGGTCTGGGCGTTGCGGCAGAGGTCGATGAAGCCGTAGCCGCAGGGGCTTCCCTCCACGGGGAAGAGGCTGTCGAACACGAAGGGGTAGCGCCCGTGCTCATACAGGCCGCGCGAGACCGGCTCCTCACCCTGATCTGTCAGCATGGCCTCCATGTTCTCGGTGGAATACAGGATCGTCTGCCCGACGTACTTGCAGTAGTGCAGCACGTCCCGCCCGTCGATCTTTTTCTTGTAGTACACATCGATGACGGTGCTTTTCCCGTCGACGCCCACGCTGTCGTCATAGAGAAAGCGCGTCGGGGCAAAGCTCATGGCCTTGAGCTTTCCGGCAAGCTGGGGATACTGGGACGCGAGTCTCCCGTTGTCCTCGAGCCTTGTGTGGAAGAAACAGGCGCTGTCCTGGATATCCCGCACGCCGGGCTCCCAGAACACGTTTAAGAGATCGACCCGCTCGATCGTGATATCCCCGAGGCCGCCCGCCTTCTCCGGCTCCCAGCCCACGCGGTACACGCCCGTGCCGGTCTTGAGCTTCTGCCACATCCCGTCGGAGTAGGTCTTCTCAAAGGCGTTCTGCTCCAGGATCACGGGCAGGATCTTGGAGAGGATGCGCGCCTCCGGGCGGTCGTCCGGCTCGCGCGGCAGGATGTTCGGCTCGGGAAAGGCGTCCATCGCGTCGGCGTGCTTGGAGACGATCACGTTGTGCAGCCACCCGGACACGGCCTGGAAGCCGCCGTCGGGCTCGTGGCTTTTTCGCTCCTCGGCGGAATTTCGGAGCTTCCACCAGTTTTCCGCCGCCACCGTGCGCCGCTCGACGCTGGCCTTGCCCGCCTTGTACTTCTGCAAAATTCGCGTAAACTCCGCCAGCCGCTTTTCATCGACCGGCAGAACCAACTCTTTGTCCATACGTTTCTTTTAACCTCCGTTTCTTCGCATCTCAGCTCCCTTTTCCCAAAGGGAGGTAAACTCCTCACTTCCTCAGCGGGTCCGCCAAAATCTCCCGCGTCTTCACTTCTCTGAGCGGGGAGACCGGGCGCGACATGCACAGATACCGCCACTCGTCGGCCACGTGATCCTCCTGCTCGGTGTTGAGATCCTCCGGCTCGTTCTTTGAAAACTGCAAAAGCGGGATCGTGCGCAGAAAAGCCCGGC